TCCCAATATCTTACAAATGGAAGGCTATCTTCTGTACCAGGTAAAAACCTGATTACAGCATAACCATTACCTGCTTTATCAACAGTTGGTTTCCATATTCTATCATCAACATATGACTTAGTCTCACCACTGTTTGTGGCTTCTGCTGCTTTGATAATTTTACTGATATTAGATCCGCGGCTGCGTTTTAGTGCTTCAAATGACATTGTATTGTCTCCTTATTTGCTGAAGTATAACTGAAATATAATACTATATATACACAGTATTTTAGTTGAATAGCGAAGAGTCAATGGCGTTCTTCCTAGGTAAATAGTTTAGTTCCATTGCCTCTGCTTCGAGCTTATTTTTAATAACTGGTGAAATGAATTTTTTAATATCTTCTAATTCAATTTCGTTAGTTTCACAGACCTTTATTATTGCATCCATATATGGAATCCTAAGTTCTGCTACGACATTTTCAATAAGCTTCGTAAATTTAGACTTTGTTAAAAATTGTTCTTCTATTTTCATTTGTCTAAAACCCTTAATAAAATTGTATCTTTGTTTATTCGGCCATTAGCTTCTTTACGTTTTGAAGACTTTGCGTTCTCTTCAAGAAACTTTGTTATTTGTTTAAAATTCTTTGTAAGAATAACAGGAAAGAATTCTAATGGCTTTCTAAATTTAATTTTGAAACTTGATTCTCTATCGAAGTTTTTGATAGTAGTACCAGAGATTTCAAATCCACGAGGAGCTGCTGTTTCGTAATAGCACATCTCTCTGTATTTTGTATTGAAAATATATAATTTTGTTTTTCCAATAATTTGTATAGGATGTATTGATACAATCTTGAAGTCGTTATCTTCTTTTTTGTATTGCATCTTAGCAACCTGTTTGTCAGCTGATGTTGGCTTCTTAATTTTAATTGTACGAGAAGCTTTAGTTGCTGATCTTATTCTTTCAAGATCTTCAATCATTGCTGTACATAGTTTAATTCGTTGATTGAGGGTTGACCTTTTAAGGTGGGAGTAACCTTCTACAGCCTGATCACATCTCTTATGGTAAGCATCTTCATAATCAAGTAGCCAACCCTCAATCATAGGCTTAACATGACTGATTGCAGTATTTGTTAAGCCGTGGTACTTGAATCTATCGTATATGTTAAAAGTGGCATCATCACCATTAATCCACTTGTCTTCTAGTTCAAGTAATTCTTGTATAATAGTATTCTTAATCTTACGCACTAATTTATCTTGTGGCGATAAGGTTATGATATTACCATTATCTTTTTTTTCTCTTTGTTTTTCTTCAAGTAAAACTTTACCTTTATCAATAAGAGGTATCATTCTGTCAAATAGATGCGATAAAAATTCAGCAGCTTTTTCAGACTCATATGTTTTATTTAAATCATTATTATACCAAAATGCAGTAGCACCATGATGCGACATTGTGAAACAATACTCTGGATTTGCTAAAATATATTTAGATGGCTTTGGAAAGTTTTTCTTAACCCATGTTTTAACTTGATTGATACAATCTTTTTTATCAACTTCTAAATGAAAATAATTTTTTACTGCATCAAAACCTTTTTCAATTGGTACACCAGCAAGGCCAGTTCTTGCTCTTGCTCTTACGGTTTTCTTTTTTAATTTCTTTGTTTGTAACTTCTTTAGTCCCATATTAAACTCCCATTTATATGTTATTAATTTTAATATATTGCTTTGTAGCACTTCGTACTATAGTTGGATATTCACCAAGATAAGTACCAGCATCTAAATCTTTTTTAGTAACTAAATACTTATGCATATGTTCAATGTTATCGTAATTTGCAAGAATATCTTTTGCTAGCTTATCGAATTCACTATCTGGAATTAAGTTTGTATCAAGCTGGTAATAGGCAAATGCGCACATTAAGTATTTAGCTATTGGATTCTTCATTATTGAGAATCCACAACCGATTGCGCCACAGAATCAGTATAAAACTTATCCTGATGAGCTATGTTAATCTTAGTAGATAGAGTAACAGCCAATCCACTGTTTCTATCTAGAAGTCTTTGGGCAAGTTCATCTTGCTCCTCTATTGATAACATTTCTAGATCATCTATCATTCTATTTAAATTAGCCATAAATTAAACTCCCTTTTTAATTTTATACTTATATTATACCATGCTTTTACGTAAATGTACACTAAAATAAACATAACATGTTAATTAGTTTCTACGCATGGTAGCATAGTCAACAACGTTTGTATCTTTATTGACAGGTACCATATTAGATTTGTGCATAGTAGCAATACCAGTAATATAATCACCGGTGTACTGATTAGCAGTTTTTTTAGTTGCTACACGACCAACATAATTAGATGTAGGTTGAGATTTATTATTAGTATATACCGGTACTTTGTTGCCAGAACTTTTTGTTTTGTTCTTAAGTTGATCTGGATGAACACCTCTTGACTTTAGCCATTTATCGTGCTCAGCTTGAGCTTTAAGCCAACCTGGTTTACGAAAAGCTTTTTTCTTTTTAGTATTATTATTGTTGTAATAAATTGGTAATAGATGCATTGTCATGTTGTATGGCTCCAAATAATTTAGTTAAGTCAATATATCCATAGTTGATGGCAAATAATAAAGCAACGATTATCATAATAATAATTGCATTACGAAAGAACCAGCCAACTATGGAAAAAAATACACCTACAAGCAATGCTCCAGCTACAGCGAAGAAGAGGAGTTGAAAAAATAGTGGTAGCATTGCCTGTATTTCAGAAGGACTAGGCATATATGTCTAGTTCCTTTTGCGCTTCCTCAGGTGTGGCGAAATACTCGCTGTACCTATTGTAGGGTTGGATAAATCCTTCGGAATTATCTATCTTACCTACATACCAGCCAGCAGCTGAGGCCATAACGATAGCTTCTGATACGCCATCGTTATCGAATTGGATGTCTTTGATTTGTTTGGTAAATTGCATTTTAGTTTCTCCGCTTTTTTCATTTTATAATTATATTATACCATAGTTTTATCTAAAAGTAAAGGAAAATAAACATAACATGTTAACTAGTTTTATTTTCATACATTTCAAGTTTTTCATTTAGCTCTTTAATTCTTTTATATAGAGCATATTTTTCTTTGGTTTCTTCAGCTAATTGCAATTTTAATAATTCTATTTCATTATAAGTTTTCATCATCAATATCCATTTCAAAAACAAATTCAGTGTTATCGTCATCGTCTAAAGTTAGAGTTACTTCATTTTCTTTTACGAACTTCTCATCAACTTTCTTTTGAAAGCTGATGATATTTGATTTAGGATTTTCCATTACGCCATCTCGGAAGCTGTATAATGTTGTGGTAACTTATAAGTCTTTAAAGAAGCTAAGTCTGATAAAGTATAAGTACGTATGTTTGTGGTATATGGAAAAAGTGATAAAGCATTATCGATTGATTCGTCTTCGGTCTTACCGAAACCTGCAAGATCAATTCCGTTATCGAAAGTCATTTCAGTAATAAATTCGATTTTGTCATTAGTATTTTTCATATTAAATTTCTCCGCTTTTTTGATTTTAATATATATATTATACCATAAAAAAACGGCTTTGTAAAGGAAAAAATGCACTTTTTTTAAAGTTTGTTGTTAACATGTTAAACATTGGCTGCTGGGGTAGGAGTCGAACCTACAAGCTTGAAGCACACGAGAAACAATCGTGCGTGTTTACCAATTTCACCACCCAGCAATAAACCTATATGGTTTCTAAAGCCGGGATCATTCTTGTGATTCCGATACCTCCACCAACTCTTGGAAAGAAATCAAACTTTAAGAATTCTTCTAACTCTGCTTCTACTCTTTCTTTACCGAATAAATCAAATAAAAGATTAGCATATGCACCATCTGTAATAGTGTGAAAAGTGTCACGCATCATATCTACATCGCATGAACGTTCAGCTGAACCTATTGTTTCCATACCACCTAATATAACATCAATCTTTTTAGATCTTATACCATCTTCGTATCTACTCATATTCCAAAATGGACTTGTAAATTCCGGAAAGTCTGTAATCATTGCTGTTCCAAATTGATCAAACATTTTTGTTTCGTGTTCTGCTTCTAATTCTTGTTCTGGTTTTAAACCAAAGAATTGCTGCCATCTTCCGTAAGTTCTTTCTTCTGGTTTTTTAAATCCTAAGTATTCAAGAAGTTCGTATTCCATTCTTGCAAGGCTATATATGTTACCTGGCATTTCAAATTCAAACATTGGAAAGATTATGTCGTGTCTTCCAGGTATTGCATTTGGTTCTTGTCTATAAGATGTTGATACACAAAAGAAACCTTTTGATTCAGGTTTACTAAGCAATTCGTGTTCTAACCACATTTGTCCTGTTTGTGGTAGTGGCCAAACTTGTCCTGCATAGTTATATGTAGCAACATTAAATGGATCTTCGCATGCTGCAAGAATAGATAATCTATTTTGGGTGTGTACTTCTAAAAAGCCTTTGTCCAAAAAAAATGACCTTAAAAGGCCAACTGTATCTGTAAATTTTTGTGGGGGTATTAGTTGAGTCATAGTATTTCCTTTTTTTCATAAATCATATTATATATACAAGTTTTACAATAAATTTGATAAATGTTTTGAATGTATTTTACAACCTATGAAATTATTATAATATTTGTCGCTAAGCAACACATTATTGTCAAATTGAAGTTTTGCTTCGTGATATGACATTTCACCTTTTGTTTTACAGAGTATTAGTATTTCTCTTCTGAACTTTCCGGTTCCATGTTCTTCCACAAGTTTACATACTTCATTGGACGATCCATAATACTGTTTCCAGTCTGACTCTGTACGCGTTCGTACTCGTCTCTTACGTTTTTTAGTGATGGGTAATGTTTTAGGTTTCCAGAAATTCTTCTTTCCAATATACTTCTTGTTGGTGTCCAGTTCAGTAATCTCATATACAAATCCTTGGAAGTCTTCTGGTGTTGTGTCGTAAAGCTTGTTATTATAATACCACATAATATTATTTATTAAGGTTTATCAACCTCTTCTGGTTCAGCTCTTCTTCCACATAACGAACAATATTTTGGTTTTTCTTCTGAAGCAACATAAGATATGTTATCGCATTCTTCACACTCTATTTCGTAATCCTTCAACGATCTCTCTCTTTCTTTTATCAGATGCTTTGAACCACTCAGCTATTTCCTGAGTAGTTCTTCCACATCCAATACATACTTGATTTTCGACTTTGCAGACTTTCACACATGGCGAAATTATCTTAGAAATCGATTTCACATTCACCGCCTGCACATGCAGCAGCTGCGAGGGTATCAACATCTGTATACTTCTTTTCTGTTATATCTTCTTTCCAATCAATTTGTTTTAAATTTGATTGAATTTTTTTCCACTTATGTAATAGATAAGCATCTTTTAAACAACCTTCTGAAGCTTTTGTATCGCCATCACAATAGTTATTTGCAAAGTTTTCAAATCTACGTACCCAATCTTTTCTAGCAGAATTTTCTGAAGACTCTACTGATAGATCTAAACCAAAACCTTGAGCAGTTGAACATGCATCCCATAGATTTGGATATACTTTAAGAGCATCAACTACTAAACCAGAAGCAAAGATTGAAGCATCGCCATATTTCTTAACCATAGTTTTGGAATCAATAACACCAGTATTTGGCGCTTGGTTATAATCTTTATCACCAGTCATTGCTAAAAATGAAATACCAGCAAAGGCATCACGATTTTCATATACGTATTTTTCTACGTCATCCCAATTATCTACAATAATAGTATTTGATACGTTATGTCTTATACCTTTATCTGCACAAAGATCTTCATTAGTCCCAGTTTCAACCCAATGCTTTTGAGCTTTCTTAACAAGTTCTAAATGCTTAATACCTAATAGATCGTCTTTATACATTGAACCTTTCTTAGGCAGTATTGGAAATGAAACAACAACATCTGTGCCAGTAGATGACCAAACAGATTCTTCTACCATATACGGATTTTGTTTCATAATAGCTTGTGTTATTTCAGATTCTTTATTCATTTGAACATTACGTATATACATATCAGAATGTTCTGCATGAATACCTGAGGCAGTTTGTAATAACACTGAAGCGTTACCACTTGGTTTTACACATGTTGTTCTTGCAGCAGGATTAATTTTAATAATGCTTGCAACTTCTTTATTAACTTCTTTAACAATCTCTGCACCTTTTTCAAGTATCTTTTCATTGAAAAGAATATCAGGATTATTCATCCATCCAGTGATTGATACACCAAGTAAAGCTTCTCTATCGAAAATCTTTTTTGATGTGTCTGATAAGAATTTAAAGTCTGTGTACCCAGCTTGTAGGGTACCGAGGATAGACGCTGCTCGACATGCCTTATAAAAGTCCTCCTCGGTATTGCATTTCCCTCCATTGATTTCAGTTAGGTTACAACCTTGCCAACCTGACTTTTTATTAATCTGCGGATACATACCAATTTCCACGCATGGATTTGTAGTATGTTCTGTAGATTCAACGAAGACGAATCCTGGTTCTCCAAATTGTTTGACTGATTCCATAATCTTGCCAAACTCTTCGGGAGTAGTCTTATCTCTTACAATAACTGCAGAGTTATTAGACCTGCCTCTTTGTGGATTTTCCATGAACCAATTACCAGTTTTAGCATTCATCATTTCTTCATCGTTTGGTGAAAAAAGACAAATAGTGGCAGATCTTCTTACGCCACCAGATAACACTGCATCTGCTGCATGCATTGTGATATCATATGCATTTATAGGTTTAATTTCACTTGGTTCTTTGGAATCTATTACAATACCTTGAAGTAAGTGTTCTATTTTATCTAATGATTTACGTAAGCCTTCTGGTCCAGGTGCTTTAAATCCACCAGATATTTTTGCGCCTTTAGGTCTTATTTGGGATAAATCAAAGAATACTCTTCTTCCTTCATAGTCTGGGTATTTACCTCCACCTACAAAGAAAGATGACATTAATATGTCTAATGCTGAAGCCCAACCTTCTATTGAATCTTCAACAATGTAACCTTTCGCTTGTTTAGTTCTATTTTGAATTTTTGGTAATTTCTTAATATGATGTTTTTGTACAGAAAAACCTGCACCCGCACCACATAATAATATATAAAATACTTCACCAAAAAATTCTGGTCTATTTACATACGACGATGTACAATTATACATCCTCATTTGATGTTTCATTAATTGATCACCACCAAACTGTAAAGCACGTTGTGCACCAAGAACACGCTGTTCTTTATATGCAGTACGAGCTTCTTCTACAAATGGTTGTAATCTGTTATTATTGGTAATATAATTTTGTTCGTGCATGTCTATTACACGATCAACTGCTTCATCCCAAGTCTCATATCTACGTTCGCTTTCTTTATAGCGTGAGTAGCCTTCATAGAACTTAGTTTGAGACAGAAAATCCCTTGTGTCAACGAATTGTTGCATCTCTATTCCTCTTATCTTTTTTGATTGTTGTATCTATTATATATTAAAAAACTAGTTTTGTAAAGGAATTAATTGTGTTTTTTCGAAAAGAATTTTTCAATCATTTCAATTCTGTCATACGCTGCTGACATCTTATCTAGTTCTGCCATTACTGCTTCTGTAATGTCGCCATGTTCACCTATACCAGCTGGCATAGTTCTATATACTTCGATATTTGCTTTGTGAATTTCAAGTTCACCTTCGGCTTGTTTTCTAGCCGCTAATATTATTTGTTCGCCTACGTTCATGTTATTCTCCTATTTTGGCATTCACTTTTCTATGTCCGTTCCATGCAACAAACCCACCTATTCTTAATGCCCAATAGGCTAATTTATTTAATAGATGAAATCCATTTTGCTCAATGTTTATATCACGAAATATTAAATCTGCTTTCTTCTGAGTAATATTTCCTATAGTTTCCTTTTTATTTTTTTTCAATAATGTTTCATACTTGTATGCAAAGTCATGTACTAATCCACCCATTAACAATACACCTGTAGGTGATAACCATGTATGTAAGAATTTTGGAATAGATGCGCCATCAAAAGTAAATCCTGCTGGAATGACAAACCAAGTTCCTTCCATTCTAAACTGCCAGTCTTCTGCAAGTTTCCAATTACGTGTGCCCATTAGCCACATCCATATTGCTCCCCAAAAACCTTTACCTGCAGTAGGTATTGCTATAGGTTGTAGCTTTGGCATTTCTTTATATTCAAATCCAATAATAACATCATCACAATCAACACCGAACATATTAACTATAAAACCAATGATAATTAATACACCGACAATCGTAAATTGCCACCATGTGACTAGTTGATCTATTATAAACTCCATTATTTTTTCTCCTCTTTAGGTTTTGCTGCCTTTTCATAATATACTATAATTTCTTTTTGTTGATTTAAATATCTTCTCATCTCTGCAATATTAATTGCTAAGTTTTCATAATCTTTCATGCTTAACGCAACATAAGCTAATTCGCCATAAACTTGTTTAAAGTCCTTTACAAACTCTTCATAATTATCTTTTGTGACTACAAATACTCTTGTATCACTAAGGTTTAATGGCTTTGGTCTCGCTACTACTGGTATCGTTATTTGTTCTATCTTCGTTACCGTTTTTATTTCCGGTTCCATCCTCAGGCCGCTGCAACCAGCTAGGCTTATCAGACTTATTAGTATTACCAGTTTCTTCCATGATACCTTGCCACAATGTATAACTTGCGCCATTCATCTTTCCTTCTAAAACTTTTGAATCTTTTAAAGCTTCTACTACTAAATCTAATTTACTTAACTTAGATCTTAATTCATCTCTATATGCTTCAGCTTTTTGCAAATCAACTTGTAGTGCTTTGTTTAAAGTAGCCATCTTAGCAATATTAACTTTTAAATTATTAATACTTTTTTCAGATGTTTCAATTGCTACTTTTAACTTAGTGTTATTCTTTGTAAGAATAGCTATTCTGTTCTGTGTAGTGTCATAATAATATTTAGCGCCATAACCTACTATACCAATTATGCCGACAATAAATATTAAAAGATATAGCCTAGCCATGATCTTCTATATATTTTCTAAATCTTTTTAGTAGTACTGGGAACTGATCTTTTTTTCTACGCTTATCATGCATAGTTGTAGTTTTTAGTTTAGGACCCATTGACGTAGTAGCAGGATTCGGAATAGATGACGTATTTGTTGAAGGCACATCTTCACCAACTTTAAGAGTTTTAGGATAATTTTTATCGCCAGGTTTTAACTTACGTTTTCCTGCTGCTCTTCTTTTTCTTATATTATCCCACAATGATTCTTCTATTTTTTCCTCAAACATATCTGTACTCGGGCTCCTTCCAGCTTGTTTAACTACTTTTAAATCATCACCAATTAATGGCGAATATTTTTCTGCAGCTTTCTTAGCTCCTGCTTCTGAACTATGCATACTAAAAGTGTATCTTGATTTTGGAGCATTAGGATTCACTGTAACATGTGTGTAAGCTTTTATCTTACTTCCTTTTTGTCTACCAGCTACTCTCATCGTATTAGTTCTCCTGCAGTTATATAAACATCTTGATTAGTTTTAACGTGTATTGCTTCATATATATCTACACCAAAAACGTTTCCAATCGGATAACAATCTTCCTTTATTCTTACTTGATCTTTAGCCCACACTAATTCGCTACATGATTTATTTAATAATTTAGCATTTTGTATTCTGTAAAGTCCTGGTGACAGTTGTTTGTTTTCTAATAGAAACCATTCATTATTTTCATTTAAAAAATCTAATATTTCTATGTTACATTTTTCACAAATATCTTCTAAACCTTTTTCGCTGAGGTTTGCTTTTTCTTTAACGAGATAAAGCGCTGACGCAAAAGATCCGAGTTTACTTCCACCTCCTGGAAGTTTTGCAGTGAGCCTTTTAATGTTAGCCACAAGGCGAACGAAAGGAGTATAAGCAGCGGCTTTTTCATCTGAATTAATTTTTACACTTTTAATTCTTTTGCCATTTTCATCAATAAGACCTTCTTTGTAAGCATCCCAGTTTTTCCAATCCATAACCATCATTCGCACAAATCTAAATGCATATACTGTATCAGCTACACCTTTTAATATTCCCATTAAATCTTCCTTAACTTATCGATAACGTATGGATCCATAACTATACCAGTATATTGATCGTTTCTAATATAATTTAAAAATATTAAAAACGGTTTAACAACAGGCCAATGTTTAGCTTCAAGTTTTAGTTCCAATATATTACAAGCAGCTTCACTTCCAAACACATTAAAGATTACTATAAAATGATTTAATAGTAAACGATACGGCAAATCATCAGATTCGAGATAGCGATTTAACAACCGTTTAACATACTTAAATCTTTTTAAGTCTTCGTTAAACTCATCAATGTCTGCGAACTTAGGATTCTTATAGTGTTTAGCAGCGTATAAGAATAAGTTCTTTTCAGTTAGTTCTTTAAATATCATTATAAAATTATATATAAAGTTTTATGTTATCTCTTTCAATTCTTGTATTAACGCTGCTTTTGATTTTCTTCTGTCTAGTTCAATACCGTGTTGTCTTCCAACCAATTCCAATTCAGCCTTTGTCATACTTTCGTATTCACTAGGTAAATTGTCTTCAGTCATAAGTTCGACTTTAGCTTCTTGAAAATTAGTAGGAGCTTCTTTTAACATTTGTGGCTCAGGACTAACGCCTAAGTACTCGTTAATAGCAGCTTCAGATATTTTCATAGAAACTAAGAGCTCTCCAGTTCTAGGATGCCTCCAACCCTGAGGAGTTGGAATAGCATCTTTTTGATAATTTGGTGCTTGCATTATATTTCCTTTTACTTATAAATTTCAGGATGCATCTCTTTATGCTCTCCATCATAGTGTTTCTTTAAATATTTTTGTAAGTTAGCTTTAGTGCCAGTTGCATCAGTTGCCATGTTTGATCCTGGTCCTTTTCCATAATTCTTACCTTTCTTTAAAGTAATACCATGTTTTTTTTCATGTGAACCAGCAGTTCCGGTCATGTGATCAATATCGACAGTATGAACTTTATTCATGTCTTCAACCATTGCTACAGCATCGAGTAAACCACTAGATATTTTGTTTCCTGATATTCCATAAGATTCTGTTTTAACAATCTTTGCTGTAGGATCGTTTACTGGTGTAGCTGAAGTCATAGCTTTCTTATCTCCTTTTTTGTTATCATTAGTTCTAGCTTTTGTACCTGGTCCAGCTCTACCCGCCTTTGCTGCATCTGCATGTGATTGCTTTTCCATATCAGCAGCTTTAGTATCACCACCTGTAAGATCAGCTTTCATCTGTTTAGCGCCAGCGCCTTTAAGTTTATCATCTTCTGTTTCTGGCTTAGTTGCGCTTTTGTAATGAGAAGCTTTATCGTTCTCAAATATTGACATTAACTTTTCTCTAAAAGTCATTGATTCTTTCTGTGATGAAGATCCTGTTTTCATAGTTTGCATATTACCATGAGTCATATCTTTATCATAATGCTTTTTAAGAAATTTATGTATAGTTCCGCCATCTGAATTATCATGATGATTCAAAGATACCTTTACTTTACCATCTGAGTTAACACCTGAATACACTCCTTTAATTCCAGCAGATTGTGCTTTTTTTATAAACGAAGAGTGTGAGCCGTGATCTTTATTATACAAATCTACAGTATACTTGTGCGGTATTCCTGCAGCTTCTTTTATTTTGCCACCACCTAAATGATTGTCAACATACTTTTGTAATTTTTTAGGATCTGAATGAGATACAGTTACGTTATCTCCATCTGCACCTTTACTGTGTACCTTAACTTTCATACCAGCTCTTTCTGCGTGTTTATGTCCTGTAAAATAGTCAGTGGTGTGCGTTGCTTCTGTTTGAATTATTTCTTCATTTCTTCTGCCAACAAAAGATCCACCAGCTTGGCCTGAGTGCCTACCAATATCTGCAGGTTTTACTGGATTCTTACTAAATTTTTTCTGAATTGCTGCTTGTCCGGCTTTTCTTTTTTTTGCACCTTCAGGATCTGCTTTATCACGTTCAGCTTGCTTTCTATCATTTGCTCTAGCAATAGCTGCGTAATGGGCAGGATCTTCATTCACTTTTTCTTCTTTTTGATCTGCTATATTATTAGCAATTCCTTTATTCATAGTTACTGGATATTTTTTACCCGCAAAACTAAAAGATGTCTTACCATCTTTAGCAGCGCCTGCAGCTGCACCATGAAATGCTGTTCTTTCATTTGCAGGAATTTCTTCCGGAATTAAAAATTTACTTTCGTTTAGGACCTCGTTATTGGCCCTATGTTTTCTGAATGGATTATTACTGAACATTGGTTTCTCCTTTACATCCACATGTGGGCCACATAGGCTCCTACTGCTGCAACCATTGCAGCGTATACCACTTTATTTATAAGACTTACAGTTCTTGCGTTATCGTCTACAGATTTCTGTATGTCATCTAATTTAATAGAAAGTTTATTCATTCTATCTCTCATATTATCGTGATCGTCTTGTAATGCTATTATCTTCTCCTCTGCTCTTGCTAAAGATATCATAGCGTCTGCGAGCTTATCTATTTTTTGCTCGATACGATCTAGTCTTGTTTCATTTGTTTCTATTGCCACTATCGTTTTCCCTGTCCTCTATAACGTTTTAAACTTCTTCTCTTATGTTTGTTCATAGTAGAAGTTGTAGGCTTACGACCAATAGATGTGCCATGCTTAATAACTTCGTGTTCTAAAACAGTTTTAAAAGCTTTTGCCATTATTCACCTTTCCAAATAGTCCATGCGCCATAAGCAATTGCGAGACCTGCTGCAATCTTAGCTAATGGGGCTAAAAATAAAATCATAAGACCAAGAGCAATACAAACTGCACCGTCCATACTTGTTCGTTCTTTAATTCTTTTTGTTATCCAGTTTTTCATTGTTAACATTTCCACCTTTTTAGAGACATAGCTTTACGAGTAGGTCTACCCTTTTCATCTTTCATTGGGCCTTTCATACCACTCATACGAGCACAAAATGATTTACGTCTGCCAGCATCTTTACTTCCAGCTTTTACTTTTCCAGTAACAGCAGTTTGTAATTTACTACCAGGATTCTTTCTACGATGAGCTGCTACGCCTTTAGCAGTCATGCCAGCACCAGATTTAGTAGATCTAAAATGACCTTTAGAATCTGCTCCTCGAGCTTCTATAAATGTTTTAAATCTATCTAAGCTCATTACTTTTTCCTTTTTTTCTTATTATCAGGATGTCCTTTGCCACCGTCTTTACGATTAGCCCACACAGCACGTTGCTGAGCCATAGATACATAACCTTCTTCTTTTTCGCCAGGAGTTACTTTCTTCATAAGCTTTACAGACTCTGGTGTACCATAATCGTATTTGTATTCTTTAACTTCTCTGCCTTGTGCTTTATCTCTATATGCTTTCTTAACTTTGTTTGTAGTAGTTCTATCAACATCTTTTATCATTGATGGCTGCTTAACAATTTTACGAAGCTTTTGCAATAACGCACCAGGTGTTTTATCATTCATATACATATCTGGTAATCCATCAATAGAAACTTTAAAACTTGTATCTTCTTTCTTAATAGGTTTCTTTTCTTTATCAAGCATTTGACTGATTTTGGAAAGTTTATCTTGATCTGATTGTTTTATATTATCTCTTTTTTGTAGATCGGCCATTGAGGGTCCAGAACCTTCTTTCTTTATAGGTTTCTTACGATCACTTTGGCCAAACATCTTAATGCTACTGCCAGCAAATTTTGCTTCGTCTAGATATTTACGAAATTCAAAAAATGTTTTCATCAGTGTGTCTTCCTTATTGTTAAGTTTTTACTCTAATTTTCTTTTTTATATGTATGCTGCCCATCAACATGATCATCAGAATGTGTCATACCTTTTTTATGATAATTTAAATCACCTAATCCTTTTTTGTCATCAGAATGATGGATTTGTAAAGCTTTATGTATTTGATGATCGCTTCCATGAAAAGACATTGTGCTACCATCTTTATGGTGTTTAACTGTAGCGCCTGTATTTTTACTAATATGCTTTGCAAATTTCTTATTATCTGGGCCATCACCTTCATCATAACCATGTTTAATAGTCATAGACGCTTTATTAGTTTTGCTATGTTCTTCGTTCATTTGCTTTCTTAATTCAAAAAAATCTCTCATTGTGGTCTCCTACAATTTTTCTATTTTAAATGAAGGTCCATCTGAGTATATACGAACACCTTTTTTATCTACATTAGGCATAATATATTCTTTAGCCCATTGATCAGGATTAGGCCATTGACCCATAACGATCATTTCACCTTTTTTATATTTACCAGCTTTACGATCTTCTTCTATATTTTCTTCCATTAAACTTTGTTTAACTTCATTAATCGCTTTTGTTAAAGTCATCGTTTCATACTCCCAACTTTTTTACTAGTACCGAAACCTTTTGTATCATCTTTTGACATCATGCCTTTCATTCCAGTACCGAGATCATCTTTACCAGTCCAACCTTGTGCATAACCTGGCTTAAGCTTTTTAACTTTACCGCCTTTAGCTTTAAATGCTGCAATTGCTGCGTCATGAGCTTTCTTTTCTGCATCAGACATTGCTTCCTTTTTCATAAGCTTTCGTGTTGCTCTCATGATACCACCAGCTCTTCGTGCACCTTTAAACTCAGGCCCACCTTTATATTCTTGATCTGGATGTTGGCCACCAGCTTTAGCTATTGTGTCAGCTGCACCTTGATCTCGTCCTTTATGAAACATATCTATTGCAGCTTTATTTACATATCTCCTTGCAAGATTCTTTGATATTTCATTTACCTTAGATTCATTTTGTTTTCTCAATACCGCAGCTACTTGAGGATGCTTATGAAGACCAGGAGATATTTTGTTCATAGCCTTAACTGCACCAGTCATGTTACCTTTTGCATACCTAGAATCAGATGCAATGCCGATAGCTTGCTTTACATGTTTAGGATCGTGCTTTTTGCTTGTTTTAAGAATAGGAGCATTGATTGCTTCATCTACACTACTTTCAAACATCTTGCCTTTAATTACTACATGTGTATTAGCTGGTTTACCTTTAACCATAGTAGCGCCTTTACCAGAATTTTTATATACTTTGCCACCATGTTTTTTTGCATGTGCATGTGCAGCATCCTTAGAATCAAAATAATCGTATTTAGCTTCATCAACAGATTCTTTTTTACCTTTACCGCTAAGATCTGAATCAGCACCGTAATAAGTACCTTTGCCCTTTGTGATATATGAATTGACTCTAGCATGAGCCCATTGTTGTGGTGTTGTTCCTGGTCTGTGGCCAGTCTTCCATGCAGCCATACCTCTATTATATACTTTTTTCAAAGTGCCAAGCGATATGCCAGACTTTTCTGCTTTCTTTTTAAGACCTTCATTTTCTAAAAGATCGTTATAAGTTGAAAATTTAAGCATATGCTTTACTCCTATTTTTAAGTTTTCTTACTTTAGCACGGTCTAACATTCGAGCATGTTTCATTTTATCGACTGTTTTTTCACGTTCTATTTTTTTCTTTGCTAATTCTACAGCATCTTCACCAAACATTTTTCTGTATTTGATAGTGTGCTTACTTAATTTTGTTTTTGCTGTTGCATCGCCTGGTGCTTTTTTATAAGCTGCAGGGTTGTCATCAGACATTTTTGCATGTTTTTTAAAATGCGAATCTCTTTTATCTTTTGTTGTTTTACTTAAACCTTTATAGTAACCAGCTGGTTGAGTGCCTGGCTTATCACTAATATCTTTGTCTTGCCTTGATTTTGTTTTTTCAAATAGTTCTATATCTGTTAGCCATTTTCTATATAGCTTATTACCAGATTCCACAATAACATAATTGCTTCCAAGGCTGGCAATACTAGCGAGCTCGTCACTGCCCACGACAGTAACATGATCACCAATATTAAACAGGTTTCCTTTAACATATGCCTCTCTTTTCTCAGAGACAGGCTCGAAATGTAACTTATTAAAATAATCTATTTGTTCTTTAAGTCCCATACCTTTTCTTACTTCATTATATACTTTTTTTGCGTCAGCATTTGATACATTCCGTGGCAGCCCCTGTGAGAATTGTGTGAAGTCTCCTTCACTTGCTAATGATCTCATCTTAGATGCTGACATTCCACTAATATCGTCTGCATCGGGGTCTCTGTCTCCGGCTGAAATTACGTTGATTTTATTGAAGTTATATAGACCATGTCTACCTTTTACTCCGTTGTATTTTTTTAACAAAGTGCTGAACTCATTGATTCTGTCAGAGCCAACTACCATTGTTACATTTTTAAATCCGTCATTAAACATTTCAGTAGCAGCATCAAAAACGTTTCTTACTTTTTTACTTAACATTACGTTACGTGCATGCTTTGGAAAAAACTTACGTACAGTTTTAACTTTATATTTAAAATCCAATGGATTCTTTTTCTTATCAGCTGTTTGTGATAAATATATTTTATATGGATTATTACCAGATTTTTTTGACAACTCATTCATTAATTTTTCATGACCAGTTGTAGGAGGATTCATACGACCAAATGTAAAGTATGCAGTCTTTTCTTCCTCTATCAAATAATGTTTGAATGAGTTAATCATTAACCTTTTTTTCTTTCTACTTCTTTTTTACGAACGTCTTTAAACATACGCTTTGCTAATCTTGCAATTCTTTGTTTTAAAGCCGGCTTATCTAATCTCTTTTCAATCTCTTGTTTTCTAGCAAATGTGAGTTCGCTTTTAGGAATTCCTCGAGTTAACTTTTTTGCTATTGCGTTACGAGCTTGTCTATTAGATCTTTTTGTTAAAGTTTGTTTATTAGCCATTTTCTTTTTAGCTCTTCTACGCCCAACAGCAATACGGCCTTTTAAACGTTTCATTAATCTTGAACGTTTAATTCTTTGTGACATATTTAATGCTTCGTCTACATCATTTGGCATTTCATCTGGCCATGTAGCTTCGTCAACTGATTCTTCTTTCATTAGCCCGTTTTGTTCTTCTTTTCTTAAGTTCTTAGTTTTACTTTTGTTAGTTACAGTGTGCGGTTTGCCATTAATATGTACTACAGCTTCACCTTCTTTATTCACGTTACCATTCCATGTTCCTGCAGCATGCGCTTTACGAGCTGCTTTAACTTTTGGATGATCGTCTATTGATTCTTTTGTTTGCTTCTTTTTTAAATTAGCTGGATGCATTGGGTGTTTAATACCATAAGGAGATTCTGGATTAGGATCTGCTTTTTTTGGTCTACCTTTTAAATCATTAGGATCTACTATTGCTTCTCTTTTAACAACTTCTTTATCCATTGGAACCATTCTAATTCCAATTTTGCCATCAGGCTTTCTATATTTTTCTGGTCTTTTATCTGCAGAATGAACTGCTTCTGCTTTTATTGCTTTTTTGATATCAGAAGTTCCTGGCGCATCTGTATACGCAATTTTCATTCTAGTATATTTTGAATTACCCTTTGGACCTTGTACAGG